GTAACATCTCCTAATGCAGGAACCATTTGTGTTGCTAGTACTTTTACAATTAGCGCTAAAAGACCTCCTAATAAAATAGGTGTTCTTTCTAAAAAGTCTAGAAAAGGATTGAAGAAACCTGTTGCAAGTCCTCCTGCAGTTATACTGATATCATTTAATAAAGTTTGGAATCTAGTAACTGGATTAAGTAATTGATCTGCTTTGCCTGCTATTGCTCCAAAGTTATCTTCTAATTGTTTAGCAACTTCATTAAATACAGCTGTTCTTCTTTGAGCTATAGTTAGTTTATCTGCACTTGCTCCTACACTTGCTGCGTAGTTTCTAGTAGCAATATCAAGTCTTAAAATAACACCAAGTTCATCGAGTAGTTCTGGTTCGGCTTTTGTCACACCACGAATCAATCTGTTGAACGAATCTGTCAAATCTCGACCTAAAGCTACGGAAGCATTTTTAGCTCCTTCTGCTAGTTGTATAATTTGACTTGATGAAAATCCTGCTGCGGTTGCGATAGCAGTTTGTTGTGCGGCTGTTTGAAAATCAAGTAATCCACCTGTTGCGGCTCTTACGTTTTCTGTTATTGATAGCATTGCAGTTCCTGTAACTGTTGCTAACATTTCAAAACCTCTGATTTGATTTTGAATATTTGAAGCTACTTCTAAGGCTCTGAAAGCAGCTCCGACTGCGAATAAAGTAGATGCAAGAATAGCGTAAGCCTGAACGACTCCACCTGTTCCTTGTTGCATACGTGCGAAACCTTTAGTACCCGACTCTACACGACCAGACATAGCCTGCATATTTCTACGAGTATCCCCCGCAGATTTACTGACTTTATCTAATCCTTTACTAGCGCGCTTTGCTTCTTTTTCTACTATTCTAAGTGAACCGTCAGAGGTTACTTCAAGTACAATTTGTGCGCCTTTAATCTTTTTAGCCATTTATTTTTTCATTTTAAGCTTTCGCTTCTCTGCTTCTTGCTGTTGTTTTACTTTTTCATTCAGCATTGAAGAATGTTCATACTCTATGTGTTTCAAAAAATATAGTGTCTGTGTTGGGTCAGATATGTTATATACATCTAGGTAAGTACTTATTGCTGTAAAGTCTTTACCCATGTAGTAACCACTTGCTCCATCCCATCTGTCGGATAACATTCTGTGCAGAAAAAATGCCTCTTGAACTTCTATTGGAAAAGAATCCATAGAAGGAGGCATCTTTTTTGGATCTGGCTCTTGATTAAGTTCTTCGCATACTTTTAGATATTTGTTAACATCTATTCCTGTATCTTTAAAACTTCTTTTTATTAAAGCAAGTATTTCAGTTACTTGCTCTCCGTAAAATTTTCCAGGTCACCTACAGTATCTGTTACCCATTGGTCGAAATCGCCACTATTTCTCATTAATAGTTCAGCGTTTTCTTGTGTGTATTCTAGTTCATCTTCTAGATTTAACTTGCTTACATCTACCAACAGAAACTCTTCGAGGTACTTGTATTTTAGTCCGTTCCAACCTTTTATTATCGAAGAGACATACTCTATTAAAAACAGTTCTTCGTCTAATGAATCTTCAAAGGCTCTAGTCTTTTTATTGAACTTTTGCTTTAAACACTTATTTCTTAGTTTGACTAATTCTTCTCTACTTAAATAGCAAAGATCAACAGTGAAACCTTCATATCCTGGATAATCTATAGATACTGTCTTGCTTGGAGTTAATAAACTCTTAAGCGATACTGGTTGTTTTTTTACTTGTTCTGTCATAATATTCCTATAAAGTGGGAGGGTCAAAGCCCTCCCGAGTTTAATTTACTTTAACTAGCTTCGTATGTGACTTTTACTTCATTGGTTGCGTTTGCCGCAGTGCCTGAAGATAGGTCTGTCGATAAGCCATGGAAGGCTACATCTACGGATACTACATCCTCGAAACTATGTGTTGGTAATTCTAAATGTGCTTTAGCAACTTGAACGTTACATCTTGGAGTATTACCTGAGCCCCCAATACTGAACGTTAAATCAAATGCGTTTGTAATCACACCTCTAGACTCTTGTAGTCTTTCAAATAAGTCAAGTGACCCATTTGCAGTGTCGTTTAGATAACAAGTAAAGTTACCTGAGACACTTCTTGTTCCCATTACATGTCCTAATGGTAGGTTAACTGTGCCTAGTGTTTCTGGTGTTAAGTATGTAAGATTATTTTCGATTGTAATATTACCACCTGTTAATGTTACGTCATAAGTAACATCATTACCATCAACATTTAATGCTCCAAGTGTACCAGTTGCTGCTGATACATCAAAGCTAATTGCTAAGTCTGTTAATTTTTGTCTTACAAAGTTGCTTGTTGAAGATATTCCTTCATTAATAAGACCTAGTGAAGTTGTTCCACTAGCAGCTGTATTAATTGTAGCTACTTCTTCTACTGTTTGACCATTACCTGACCAACCAATTTGGGCTATTCCTTCTATATCAAAATCTATAGAAGCTGACCCAACTGAACAGTTAGCTACTTTATAAACAGTTACTCCCTCTGTTCCTGTTGCGTACACTTCTGTATCGGTATCTTTTGAAGCACCTAATACAAAGTATAAATCAAAAACTCCAAGAGTTACTTGGTTTGAATTTGCAAAATCAAATTGCTTTGGCTCATAAGTCGCCGCATTATTTGCAAAATCGCTTGTTCCGTCACTTCCGATAGACCTATCATAAGTATTTGCAGACATAGCAGCCCATAATGGGCCTTCTACTGCAAATACATCTGCATTACCTGCGTGTTGGTTAGATGCTCCCGCATTACCACTACTAGATACTGTAGGTCTCATGTAAGTACTAAAACTCCATTCTGCTGGTGCAAAAGAGTCAGTAAACATTGCTCTACCTCTTTTACTATAGCCAGTTGAGTTTGCAGCCTCACTTAGAGTAACTTCTGATGTGTTTGTACCTTGACTAAAAGAAAAACCGTCTAATACAGGGATCTCAAAGAGAGCTGTGTTAGCTGTTGTTCCATCATATGCAAATTGCATAAACACTTTGGTATCTCTACTAAAGAAAAATGCCATTCTTTTCTCCTATTTAATATCGAATCTCACAGGTGATTTCACCCACGCCGAGAGGTTCGAGAACTCCTTCATCTGTATCTACTGTACCGATTGTTGTCTGTACAGTTGATTGAGATGTTCCTGTTGAATCATAGTAAGTTAGAGGATCTTCATTCTCTAATACTGTCTCAACATCTTCTAACAATTCTTCTAATGCTGTTATAACATCATTATCATCTGATACATAGCACCGAATCGTTAATCTTAAAAATCTGAATCTAAAACCACCTCCGTCATATTCTCTTGTTTCAGTTCCAGCTCCTATATGTATTGTGGGAAACTCTGTTACTTCATCCCAAAACTTTAATCTTCTTTCTACGCTTGCTATAGCTGTTCTAAATGGAGGTGTTCCATTTATATTTTCTAGCTTTAGCGCAAGGGCTTCTACAATGGCGCGTCTACGTGTTGTATGTTTTCTTGCTAACGACGCTTCCATTATTGTATATTTATCCCAAATTTTGCTCCAATTATTCCTGAAGCTACTTGTCTAATTGACCTTTTTATTAATCTTTCAGGGTCTCTTTGTGGAGTATACTTTTGACCTCCTGGTGCAAAAGTTTCATAAGGATTGGTCATATAAGTTGCTTCAATCATTGTATTTCCACCCCTCGGCCCTTGTGTTATATTATCCACTCTTACTGAGTTTGCAAATCTTCCTGTTCTAAAATTTAACGCAGGACTTGTCATATTTTGTGCAACTGTCATTGGGAGAATTTCATTAAGTAGATTTTTTAATGCCATTGGATTAGCTCCTGCTTTTTGCTGTACTTTACTAGTAGCTACTACTCTTGCTCCTGCATCTCTTTTTTCTTTACTTTTGTAACCTCTTTTAGTTTTTGATTTTGCAAGTGTGCCTTTTGAACTTTTTCTTTCTTTTAATCCTTGTTTTAATAATTGTTTATTTACTTTTAATCTAAAATCTGGATTAATTTTAATGTTTTTTAACATTGTTTCTAAAATCAATGTCTTACCAGCTTTATCTAAACTATCTGCTAAACTAGGGCTTTCTCTCCATAGATTACCCATTGCTGCTGGTCCGATGCCTTTCCAGTCATTTGCATTAGCTTTTTTAAGTCTTTTCATTATTTCAACAGCTGCTTTAGTATCTGTTTCTTCTAAAAATTCTACCATATCTTCTAGTAGTGCTGAATCGTAATCTGCTCTATTATCTGCTAAATCTTTGGGGTCTAAAAAACCTTGCATTACAAAAGTATCTTTAAACTTTTGTCTTCCTCTGGATTTATCTACTTTATGCTCATATCCAAAAGATTGACTATATTTTTCAACTATAGTTGAAAATACATAATAATTTGTATTTGATAGCACTACCTCATCAATAGCTTGTGCTATAGCTTGGTCAACGTTTATACCTTGACCTAGTGGCATACTTTCGCCTTGTGCTAATGCTTGTCTTACGTCTGACTCATTTCCTCTAAATAATCCAATATCAAACTGTCCTGTCCCACTTCTACCATGAACATACTCAATAGCTATTGCAGTTATTTCTTTTTTAAGAAAATCTTTACAAGCCCTTACAAAGGAATTCTCTATATTTCTAGTATTTCCTTCAGACCTTTTTGCTCTTTTATAGTGAAGTTCTATTACTTCATTTGTTACTTTTGATTTATTATCAATTAAAGTAAAAGTACCTTTTTTTGTTCTTAAATGTTTACGTAGTTTATTTCCTATTTTTTCAAAATCTTCAAAGACTGCTGGAACGTCTGAAAATACTTGACCTCCTCCACTTTGAATTAGATTTCGTAATCTATTACTAAGTTCGCCGTCCCATCTTTCTCTTTTTAATTTTACACTTCCGTAATTAAAGTAATGACCACTTGCTCTAGCTGCTACTTTATCTCTTATATCGTCTGCTAAAGTTTGTCTAAACTCTTTTGACATTAAATTATAACCCTATACAAATCAAGTACTCTTTTTATATGGTCTGGAAAATCAGAGTTATCTCTAATTCCAGAAGTTCCTTGATTCTGTACTTGCGCTCCGCCTAAAGTTCTTCTCTCTTTATGTTCATCTTTCATGTAGTAATTTACTAAATCAAATAATGCGAGTTGTAAGTCTTTCGGTGTAGTAGAATATCCTGCGGTGTATGTAATTTTTACTGCACCCATACCTTTAGCAAAAGGTGTAGGATTTCCCTCTTTCGTTGTTCTTATAACTGCGTCTGATTCAGTTTCTACATAGTATTCATAATTACCTGTAGTTAAAGTTTTATAGTCTTCTGAATAAGATGTTCTTTCTTCAACAGCACTAACCGCAATTAACGGACTTTCACTCATAATTAAGGTGGTAGTCGAATTATCATTAATACTGAAAGTTTCAATCTTACTTGTACTGACATAATCTATAAAAGATATGCCACAATACTTCTTAACTAAATCAGATACCTGAGGTACTATAACAGCTAAACGGTCGTCGTCCTTCTCCCCTCGAAGGCCTTCTGCGTCTTTATATTCGTTTACTGTTATTAAGTCTGCCATAGTTAAAAAGGGTGGGTTTAAGGAAACCCACCAAAACCATCGTAGTATTAAGCTGAAGCTTTATACATTTGTGCCCATTTTGAAGTTGCACCATCAATTAAATCGATGAAACCAAGTCTTTGTGAAGCCACAAGGACTCTTCTTTGGTTAGCTACTTCGTAGTCTGACTCAATTGTAACACCTCTTAATCTTGGCATTACATAGTTTCTTGGGTATACTGCAATAGCGTTAAACTTAGCAGCTGCTTTAGAAGCGAACTCGTCACATAATAGTACTCTTGATCCGAATACTTGTCCGATTTCACCACTTAGCTTGGTAGCCATGTCGCCAACTAGGTTAGCGTCTTGGAACTCAGCATCTTCTAGTAGATTATAGTACACATCTTGTGATACGACATAAACTACGTCTGCTGGGTTAACACCATATTTACCCATGTTCTTTCTTAGTGCAAGTAAGTCAGCAGCTGTTACAGAATCAGTTGACGCGAAAGTCCCTGATGGCTGTGTGTAGTCTGAATCATTTCTTGCTAAGTGTAGTAAGCCTTCGAAAGATGCGCCACCAGTACCAAAAGCACCGTCAGCATCGTCACCAGCTAAGATAGAATTTTCAATTGCTCTAGCGTGTGATCTAACCATAGACTCTCTAATTAAAGGTAGAATTGGTAAAATTGCATCTTCTTCTGTCTCATTACCTAAGTATGATTGTGAAATAAGTTTTTTAGTTGAAAGAGTTCTTTCTGTTAAATCAACTCCACCATAAGCTGACCCGTATGAGTCACCTCTTTCGGCTAAGTTACCGTGTGGGCTTGAGCCTGAAGCTGTTTGAGCTGAAGCAAATTCAGCATAACCGCTATCTGGTAGAATTGGAATAATCATATTAGCAGAAGTCATTGGGATTTCTCTAAATAGAGGAGCCAAGACTAATTCATTTTGAATATCTCTTTCTATGTTTGTTGAAACGACTTGTTCGAAATCAGCAGATGAAACGCCAACACCTGAATGAGCGTTAACTTTTTCCATTAATGATTTTGAATAATCACTGTCCCATCCTCTACCAGTAGCTAAACCAGCAAATTTTGCGTCAATAATATCGTTTTCAAAGGCTTTTTTCCAGTCTCCTTGACCTTGTCTATCAGAGAAATGTCTTTTGGACTCACGAATGCTCATGATTTCCTCTGACTTCTCAGCTAATTGCTTTTCAAGTTGGTCAACGACTGTTTTCAAGTCTTCATTTTTTTCCATGACTCTTTTCTCGAGGTCTTGCATTAACTTTTCAGCTCCTGACAAACCTGCTTCGATAATAGTCTTTTGTTCTTCCTGTTTAGCTTCTTGAGCAGCTTTTTCTGCAGTTTCAAGAGAAGATTTCTCTTCCATTTCTTTCTGCTCTTTAGCTTTTTGCTCGGCTTGTTTCATAGCGATAGAAGTAGCAGTTTTTTCAGCAACTTCTTTTGCAAATGATTCAAGGTCAAAAGCGACTTCAGGAGATTTTTTTTCTTCTGACATATCAGTCTCCATATGTTGAGGAATTTTCTTTTCCTCGCTTGGCTGCTCAATTTTAACAGCGTCTGCTGCTGCGGTTGAGTTAGCCTGTAAAAGTTCTTTTTGGTAACTTCTGTATTCTTCCATACTATCAAATGACTTTGCTAGTCCAAAAGTTGCCCCTTGGTTGCAAGGTACAGATACTACAGAAACTTCAAAAAGTTCCGCATCTTTAATTTTGTATCCATCGTGCTCAGTCATGTATTCAGAATCTTTACATCTGAAACCAACTGAAAATGCTCCGAGAACACCATCTTTAACTAATTGTGTAATATCTCCAGCTGCTTTGGATATTTTTGCAGATATTTCTAATCCAGTATCGGTCACTTCTAAACCAGTGGCTCTGCCAATTGGTTTATTATAGTCATGGTTAAAAAGAATAATTGGATTATTTTTAAAGTTCTCCAATCCACCTTTCATCCATGCTTCGCTTTCGATAATATCTCCAGCTCTGTCTAGTCCATTTGTACTTGCAGAACCTTTTATATTAATTCCACCATCATCAGTTTCACCTAATGATTTAAAAGTGCTAGTCCATTGATATATCTTTTCGTTACTTTTTGACATCTTTAACTTCCTTTTTAGTAGATTCTTTTTTAGGAGTTACTTTCTTAGGTACTTCCTTCACTACTACTTGGACAGGATATCTTTTTTTAAGAACGCTTAATACTCTGCTCCAAGACCCAAATGCTCTTCTAAGCATAAAATCTTTTACAGGTACGTCATTCCCAAAACCTTTGTAGTCGGCTAGTGTCATAGTTTCAACGCCTTTGCTGGCTATGAAGTCTGATAAAGCCTTTATCATCATATCTTTTGTCATTTTTAATTTTCCTCGCTTGGTGGGGTTTCCTCTGGTCTGCCACCTTCTTCTGGATTGACGGCTGAACCTGCGATATTCGCAGGAACTCTGGGTGTATCAAATCCTTCCACTCTTTCAAGTCTTAACGCCTCCCTTGCTTCATTCGGTGTCATAATACCTGTATTTACAAGAGTTGCATAGTAACCTGCTTGGTCTCTCAACTCTGGTTGTAGAGCAGGTATTCCTGATACGTTTTCATCGAGTTTGAAACCGAAGTATCTCTCGAAAGCATACCTAATTTTATTTGTAATTGGTAGTATGGTTTCTAAATAATAAAGACGGTGATTAGGGCGAATATTCGCATTATTACCACTATCCATCAAAATCGGTGGAACACCTAATGCTTCTAGAATTATTTTTTCATTTGTGGCTATGCCTTCTTGAAAGTCTAAATTCTTGAAGTTTATTTCTGTTAAGTTTTCCACTTCTAATCCGCCATCCAAAAATAGCGGTCTTCTTCCACCTGAAGTTGGGTTGTATCTAGCAACCCAGGCTTGTAAC